CCATTCACAATTCCACCAATCCAACTTTCAAAAATTCTAATAGGTAAGTAATTGCTGGCATCAACATAAAAAGTCAAATCAATTCTTTCATCAAAAATACGGCGATATGCATGTCGTTCAGTTACACCATGAAAATCATTATTGATCTCAAATGTAGCGAGACTTGATCCAGGTAATGACGCTTCACTGCACTGAAGATATAGTTGACCTAAGTCAACATTATTGGGTTTCTCTACAAAATCAGGAAGAGGGGCAATATAAACCTCAAAATGGGAAGTTAATGCTGGTCTTAGAAGACTTGATTTTATCTGTGAAATTTTTTTATGTTCAGGTTTAGGTGCTTGTTGTGAAGCCATTTATAAATAGTTTTTATCTTATATACTATGTATGGCAGAAAGTCGTAAAAGTAGATATCATCCATCCTTTCCCAACAAATATAAGGGAAATGCGAATAATATTATCTGTCGCAGTAACTGGGAAAGAAAATTCTGCAAGTGGTGTGACTCCAATCCAAATATTTTAGAGTGGGGATCTGAAGAATTCTTCATTCCATACCTATCTCCAACAGACAATCGAGTTCATCGATACTTTCCAGACTTTATCATCAAAGTAAGAGAAAGTAATGGTCAGATTAAGAGATATGTGATTGAAGTTAAACCAAAGAAGCAAACAAGACCCCCCATCCGTAAAACAAAACCCACAAAATCCTATATCTATGAATGTACAACCTATGCAGTCAATCAGGCGAAGTGGAAAGCTGCAAAAGATTGGTGTGATGATCGTAAAATAGAATTTAAAATTATCACAGAAGACGAACTGGGTATCAAATGAACAGACTCCGAGGAAATGATATCAATCTAAGAACAAATGATCAGGAAGAAATGATGCTGGAAATTATGGAGTTACTTAGTGATACTGTAACTCCAATTCCTGATGTTGGAATGTTGTGTACATTCGTTTATAATGCAAAGACTCCTGGAATATCATACGATCAACATCCACTAGTGGCCGTAACAGAAGTATTAAAATGGGGATTCAAAGGCATCAACTTTCATCTAAGAAAATCCCGACAGTACACTTGGAATGAACTTGCTGGTCAAGTATACATTGTACAAAACGAAGAACTTGATGATCTTCTTGCCATTCCATATGCAAAAATGGTTGCTAAATAAATAAAAACCACCATATCTAATGGCATCGAAAACATCAAAACCAATTGTAGTTGACAGAGGAACTGCTGGTGGTAAGAGTTATTATGTTACTGAAGTAACTACCCTAGCTGATGGTGGGGTTATAAGAGAGACATATCGATCTGACGATAAAGGAAATAAAGAATCTAGAATTCAATCAGTTACAATTGATGGTTCTGGTAATATAACAAAAGATGAAGTGAATACATCTACTGCAACCATTGCAGAACAGAGAGATTTAAGAAATCCAAACTCTAAACTTAGAAATGGCATCAAAAATCAAGTCAATAATGCCGCAACAGAACTTGCAGATGACAATATTGATGGGACAACTAAAGAAACAATTCAGAAAGCAGCGTCTGGTAGTGGCAACGAAGCAATAAATGATGCAAATGAAGGGGGATCTCAACCTTCTGGAGAACAATCAAAACCTGTACCAGGTGTCAATGAAGGAATAAAGGGTATGGATGCAAGATATCCAGAAGACATTGGTAGCACAAAACAAGATATAATTAAGTTTGACATGCTGGAATATAGGCCAAGTGGACTTAATAACCCAAAAGCAAACGGAAGACCTGACGTAAGCGACGGTAAAACAATAGGATCCGTTTATCTTGCTGTACCTGGAGGAATTCAAGATCAGACTAATGCTACTTGGAATTCAGAACAGATGAATCCACTTCAAAGGGCAGCTGCCGAAGCAGCATTTGCAGGAATAAACCAAGGAGCGGCCGCTCTATCAGATAGTGTGAAAGCAAGTATTGAAGCTGCCTCAAAAGGAGATGGTCTAAAACAAGTTTTATCGGGGTATTTTGCCGGTCAAGCTGCTGGAGTTGGTCAACAAGTTATGCAGAGAGGTCAAGGACAAGTTCTCAATCCAAACATGGAACTTCTCTTCAATGGACCATCTGTTAGACAGTTTAGTTTTAACTTTCTTTTAGCACCAAGAAGTGAATCGGAACAGCAACAAGTTGTAAATATTATCAGATTCTTTAAACAAGGAATGAGTCCTATTAAAAGCGAATCCAATCTATTTCTAAAATCACCAAATACATTTAGACTTCGATATATTCACAGACAATCTGGAGAGGACTCTGAACACAAATTTTTAACCAAGTTTAAAGAATGTGCTCTAACTAGCACTGGGGTCAACTACACTCCAAATAATAACTATGCAACCTTTCCAGACGGTGGTATGGTAGCATATCAACTTACACTCAGTTTCCAAGAACTTGAGCCAATATTTAATAATGACTATTCAGACAAAGAAGGTATAGGATACTAAAATGTCAAACTATTTTTCCAAACTTCCAGATTTTAACTACGTCAGTCGTTTACCAGACGCAAAGATCTCAGATTATATTACTGTAAAGAATTTATTTAAGAGGGGATTCTTACGAGAAGATATATTCCAAGATCTTACATTCTTTACCAAGTATCAGATCAAAGGAGATGATAGACCAGACAATGTAGCATATGATTTCTATAAGGATAAAAATCTCGATTGGTTAGTTCTAATCTGCAATAACATTGTAAACCTACACTCAGAATGGCCACTAACTCAAAGACAATTTGATGAGTATCTAGTGGATAAATATGGGAATCTGAATAGAATTTATGATGAAATTCACCACTATGAAACTACTGAAGTGACAAACAGTAAGGGTATTGTAGTTGTTCCGGAAGGTATGCACGTTGAAGCAGATTATTCCATACAATTCTATGATTCAGATGCAGAGAGATATACAATAGAATATCCAGTTGTACCTGTAACTAACTATGATTATGAATCAAAAATCGAAAACGAAAAGAGAGGAATATATCTTTTGAAAAATAGATATGTAAACATTGCAAAAGATGATTTAGAAGAAATGATGACATATGAAAAGGGTTCCACTCAATATGTAAGTGGAACCCTGAAGTCCGCAGAAAATATTCGATTATTTCAATAGATCACTCTTCAGCGAGTTTCTGAAAGTAACTCAGAGCATCATCTTCATCGGAATCTTTGGACTCGATTGGACTCGTATTTGCAACACTTTCAACAGATTCTTTGTTGAAATTTGGTTTGAATGATCCACGAGAATCATCCTCATCCTCATAACTTTCATCATAAGAAGGAGCAGACTTCTTCTGTCCAAGCACCAACTTCAGACGAGCTTCAAGTTGATCATAAGTCTTGAACTGATCTGCAGCAACAATCTGTTCCAGAGAGTGCTGTTTCTTCCATACTCCCTCCATTGCATCATCATCCTCAAAGAGTTGTGATGTCTTATCAAACTCAGAAGAATCGTAGTTCCAATAACCAGCAACCTTCTTGATCTTCAGTTTAAAGTTTGCACCTTGCCAGAAGTCAAAAGGATTGATGGGAGTCTCATCCTCAAACTCGGGTTGCATGGCTTCCATAATCTTGTCAAAGATTTTCTTACCATACTTGTAAAGGAATACTCTTCCCTCATTCTCAGGATTTGCTTTGTCCTGAACAACATAGATATTGCTGTAATAAGAAAGCTTACGCTTCTGCTTACGAACAGTATCTTTATCAGATTCATTACCACTATTCCACAGTTCTCGGTTGTACTCACCGAGAGGATCTTTCTGACCGAGAGTGGTCAGAGAGTTTTCAATATACCATCCACCAGGACCTTGGAATGCATGTGAATACATTTTTGCCCAGGGAAGTTCTTCACCGTCTGGTGCAGGGAGGAAACGGATAACCGCATAACCATTACCTGCTTTATCAACTTCTGGTTTCCAAAGACGGTCATCAGAACCACCAGAAGAATTATTCATTTTTTCAACTTCCTTAACCAGTTTGGAGGTCAAGGAACCAAGACTAGACTGTTTTTTGAGATTAGAAAAAGACATTGGATTAGTTAGATTTGTTTGGATTTGGCTTGTGTTGACAAAGATATTTTACAGGTCAGAACCTGTTTCGTCAATTTTATCTTTCATTTTCTGAAGCATGTTGGTCATGTTGGTGAAGACTACGTTCATATCCATATCAGTGGGCATACCCATCATTGTTGCAGACTCAACAATCTTTTCCTTCATGCGTTTTGCTTCAATATCGCTCGATAAACTCAATCGAGTATAGAGAATTTTTTGTTTATCGAGAAGTCGTTCGAGCATTTCAACATGATTCAGTTTATCCTCCCGTGACATAGAAGGAAATTGGAAGATGCTTTCATAAACTTCTTCTTGTAGTTGACTTATTTCGTGCATCTCTGCTCGAACGACTTCTGAATCAAAGAAACTCATTCTGCTGCTACTTCTTCAGGTGCTTCTTCGGTGACTTCCTCAGTTGCTTCATCAGAAGCTTCAACCTTGCTATCCTCAATCTGAGTCAGAACTTCAAGAGCACCGACGATCTTGGAATACATTGCTTGAAGACGCTTGATTTCATTATCAAGCAGTTCACGTTGCTGGGCGAATTGACCAACCTTTGCTTCAATATCTTCTTTTTGCTTAGCGAGGTTGCTCAGAACTTCAGTATTTTCAAGTGCCATGGATTACGATCTCCTTTAAAATTGTTTTGTAATGAAATACGTTGATATTTAGGAAAGAAGAATACTTCTTCATTTTAAGACTTACGGATTCCCACACCGGGTCTTGGAGTTTGGTATCAAAGTCAGTTCGATACCCTAATATTCTATCACAAATAATCAGAGTTTCAAGTGATATGTCTCCGCTTAGATATTTTTTAAGAATGGTGGGGTGGCCACCAGACCTAGAAAACAGAGAATCAATATCAGAGTCAGATAAGAGACTCTGCATCTCTTCCTTAAAAATATAGGAAAGAGATTGATTTCTTTTCTTCCAACTTGTGTATCTCCCCTCTCCTTCTTTGATCATTTCACCGATCCAAAGTTTTCCGGGATCAACACAGGTAATGAAGTTTGCGATAAAAAATTCTTCAACTTCTTTGTCGGATTTATTTCGTGCTAACTTTTCAAACCAAAAACGATCTTTACGCTTATAGAATGATTGAACGGTAGCACGACTTTTCCCACAATACTTGTGGTAGTCGTACTTGTCTTTGGTGAAGTGATTCTTCATCGACAAGTAACAACGATATAC